ATGTAGTCGTCATCGAGCCGGTCACCTTGCCGTAGGAGGTGAAGGTCGTCGCAACCGCGGCCTCGTTCGTGAACGGGGTGCCTGAAACCGTAATGACCGTGGCTGATGCGGTCAGCACCGTGAACGGGCGGTTGTTCACCGCGGTGGCGAAGCCGGAAAACTTAACCGTCTGGCCAACAGCGATGTTCGCGAACGGCGTGCCCGTGCCCGCGGTGATGGTATTGGTCAGCGTGATCGTGGTAGAGGCAACGGCAATGTCGTTGCAGCCGAGCCAGCTGCCCTGCAGCGCCGCCTCGATGAAGTCATCGTATTCTTTGTACGACAGCTCGAAATTGACACCACCACCAGAACTGGCGCTGACCGACACCAAGTCTAGGGTTTGGCGGTCGCCGCGGATCTCGTTGCTGGAGGTCTTGCCGATGGCGAAGGCCAGCGACTCGCCGGTAACCCGCAGGGTTTCGGGGAGGGCTACGGTAGGGAACGTGCCGAAGACCGTCTCTACGGCATAACGAATGTTGGCGCGGTTGCTGGAGGCGAGTGGCATGTGAAGCTCCTTGTTTTTCTTGTTTTACGGCTTATGCCATTGGCATTACTACGAATCTACCTCATAGAGTGAACCCCTGCGAGTGTCAAGGTTTGCTGTGAAAGAAGAACGGCACCCGGAGTATGTGGCGATACCAGCCGGGCACGTCATGGCCGGGCACCGGCTTCGGCGCCAAGGTGTTGACGCCTCCAAACTGTTTCACCCCAAGAAGGGTCGCCAGGTATCCTTGGCGCGCCAGGCCGGTGGCCGTGCCGGCACCGGGCCGCACATAGACCACGCAGTAGATAGCGCCCGGATAGCGGATCATGGGGTCGGTTCCCAGCTCGGCTTGCTCGCCGTCGGCAAACACAACCTCGACCGCGAGAAAGGGGCCTGGGTGGGCATTCCGGTCCACGGTGCGCCGGTTCTCGTATTCGGCCGGCTCGGTCGGATAGGCGGCACTCCAGCCGGTGTCGATGCGGGCGAAAATGGCGGCGCGGGCGTCTTCAAAGTCCATCAGAGAGTTCCCTGTGTGTAGCGAACAATAACGGCCTCGGACAGCTCAGGCCCGAAGCCCGGGACGCCGCGATCCCGCACCTGGTAGACCATCTCGACCGGCTTGTTCACCTCGCGCAGGAACGGCTTGCCGGTGACCTCATGCACGTTCTCCTGCACGGGCAGCGCGTAGGGGGAGGGGTTGGTGATGTAGACGTCAGTGCCCAGGTGAATACTGGCTAGGACCGGCCGCGCAACAGCCTCCGCAAAGCCGACGGCCAACGGATGTTTAATTTCGAATGGCTCAGTCATATCCCGCCAATCTTTGGCCCCGATGAGTGGCTTCTCGCGCATCCCGCTCACTGGAGCACCGATGGACAGCGTCCAGCTCCCGGCAAGGTTGCCGGACCATTGCGGCGTGCCCTTGGCGATGTAGTCGAATGCCGCCCAACTCATGCCCCGAAACGCCTCCTCGGCAAGCAGCGTGCAGGCGGCAATCCAGCTGTCGAGCCCGGCGTCAAACTCGGCCTGATTGGCAATGGTGAGCACGGCTAGACGCGCCTCAAGTGCAGGCCCCAGCAGTCGGACTCAGTCTCGACTGCCAACACGCTCCAGATACCGTCGGCAAGCTGGATATGGTCGCCAGGCGCCGCCGCGGTGATCACGGCCTTGCGCACGAGCGCCTTGAGGTCGCCGGGCTCATACTTTTCGGCACCCTTGTTTCCGTAGGCGAAACTATCCTGCCACCGGATGCGAATAACGCTCACAGCGGCGCTCGACAGGGTTTCGGTGTCGGTAGCGGCGTTGTAGCCGGTGCGCGCCTTGTAGGTACCGGAAACGACGCCTGCGGGTATCTCCGAGGACTCAGCCTCCAAGAAGCCAGCCACCGAGATGAACGAGTTGCGCACGCGGTGGAGCAAGCCACCGAGCGTGATGTACGTGCCTTCTACGGCAACCTCCGTCGGAGCGAGAAACAGGTTGAAGAAACCTTCAAGCCTGGAAGACTCGGCTATTTCCTTGGCGTCCTTAACCCACATGCGGGCGGCGTAGGCGGTGGTGCCGCCGGAGCTGAGCACCTGGCCTGGCGTCTGGATGGCGGCGAGGCCGCTGGCGCGGTGAATGACATAGTTAACTCGGACAGCCCTACCCTGAAACTGATCGTCCTGATGCGCCCCACAAATCCACTGATCTCCGCCAAAAGAGACAACCTTCCGCGCAGGGAAACTGACGGCGGGGGCAACAGACAAGATCCGACGCTGCACTGTCAGCCCTTCGCGTCGAGCCAAATCATACAAATCAGGCTGACCGTAAAAAGTCGCAGTGCCGTAAGCGTCTACGCACAGCGTACGATCAAAAAACCTCGCAGCGCTGCTTAATTTCACGGTGTACCATCCAAGCGCACAGAAGCTTCGCTTCGCTTCCCGATGTTCTGTGACGACCCAACGTACAGCTTCCCGTTTATGGTGTTCGTGATTGTGTAAATCCCGCAGGTCATGGCTTAACCTGTAACCGGGTCAGTGGAAGGAGAGATCACCGACAGAAAGGGCAGAACTACAGCCGTGACAGAGGCGTTCTTGTAAGTGGCGTACCTCGAAGCGAGAAGAGAGCGAAAGCGCTCATAATTAGCTTTGACACTCTTGATCGTGTCGCGGAAAGGCGAACCCGCATCGCGCGCGAAGCCGGCCTTGCCGTCGGTGATCGACTTCGGAGCGAACAGGGGCAAGCTGGAGCCAAGCTGTGAGGCCGCGGCGTAGGCGGAGAAAAGACCCACGGCAGCGAAGAACTTGTTCTCCGTGTCGGAGCGCGCGCCGGTGGCGATCGCACTCACAATGGCAAAGTCAGCCGGAATGCCGGAGGAAATTTCCTCCAACTCGATCAGCAGGCTCTCTGCGTAAAGCGGCAGCGCCAGCGTGGTGTCGGCAAGCTCTTCTTCGCTCACGCCCAGCGCGGCGCGCACCTCATCATAGGAGGTATAGTCGACCAGCGAAGCGGCCACGGCTTAGAACCTCGGGCCAAGGTCTCTCGGCGCGATGCCGCCAAGCGGGCGGCTGAATTCATCGGTGCCGGAACGGATGCCGGCGTCAACGGGCGCCTTCACCGCAGGCTTCGCGTCGGGCGCGAGCACGGCGGGTTTTTTGAGCGAGAGGGTGGACTTGGTGTCGGCCATGGAGGCTCCTGTTATTCTTGTGTCCCGCCGCGCGGGGATGTCTAAGTATCCCGCGCCCGGAGGAAATATGCCAGTGGCATGAAAAGCCCCGCTCGTGGCGGGGCCTCTCGTCCTGGCCGCCCTGCTTACGCAGAGATGGTCATCACCGCCCACGCGTCGTCGAACAGCCGGTAGGCTATTTCGCCGAAGTCGAAGCGCATGGCTTCGGACTTGCGCAGCACGAACTGCTCGACCGCGGCGTACTCGGCCTGCGAGTTGCGTACGCGCCGGATGGCGTAGCGGCTGTCCAGACCGACGACGGTGTCGGCGGCAATCACGCCGTCTTCCACCAGGAAGATCTTGACCGCTTGCCACGACGGGTTCGTGACGTTGGCCAGCGCGTCGATGCGCGGGCTCTTCGGGTCGTCCGTGTAAACGGTCGGCTTGCCTTCACGAGACTCGATCTTCATCGCGGTCGCAAGGTCACACCACACCCAGTCGATCTGGCGCTTGCGCCAGTTGGTGCGCAGCCACTTGATCCAAGCCTTGTGGCTCAGCGCGGCGGCAGCAGTCGCTGCATCGAGAGAATCGGACGTCACGCTGGAGAGCGCAGCGGTGCCGAGGTCCAGGTCGCCCAGGATCAGCTCGCCGATCTGGCGATCCACGTTGGCCGCGCGCTCGACATCGGCCTGGCGAACCAAGGCGAGCGAGACAAGGTCAAGCGTGGTGGCTTTCATGGCTTCTGCGCTGATTTCCATGCCCAGCGAGAAGGTCGGGATCTTGCGTGCCACGTCAGCCACGGTGATCGACAGCATCGAGGTCGGCAGAGCCAACTGCGAGATACCCTGGTGCGTCGCCGCTTCCGGCCGGCTGAAATTCAGCACCGGCTGCTCGAAACGCGCCCCGTTGATGGAGTCGTTCACGGCAATCATGCTCTCGAACTGCGCCACGTAGCCGTTGGTGTTGGCCTTCAGCTTGTTCTCCATCGCCTCCAGGAACACGGCGGGGAACAGAATCCGCGACGCGGGCTGCGCATCACGCACGATCACGCCGGCGTTCATGGTGGCCTGGCCGTTGATGATCTGATCCATCGTGGGCGGGCGCAAGCCGTAGTTCGCGTCCGCACGCATGAACAGACCGGTCGCGGCGAGCATCTGCTCGAACGCGGTGCCATCCTTTGCTGCGTTGGTCGGGTAGGTGCTGTTCAGGTACTGGGGCACGGTCAGACGGTTGTCGATCGCGGCCTTGTACACGTCGACCGTCAGGTCGACTTCCTGGTTCGCACCAGACGCATCTTTAAATGTAAGCTTCGACATGCTTATCTCCTTGTTGTGGGTGATGTGATCGGGGCTGCGGCTTAGCCGCAAACCCGTTCGATCACACCGGTTGAGCCCACGGCGGTGCCGGAAGCCGAAACGAGGCGCCACGCAAACGTGGCATTCTTGGACGCGTCGGTCATCTTCGCCAGGGCGATGTTGATGTTGCCCACGACGTTGTCCGAGCTGGTGACCACTGCGAACGGCTGGTTGGTCGCTTTCGTGACCTTGCAGTCGGCGCTCAGGGCCGTGCCCTTCGCAACCACGGTGCCCACCACGACATAGTCGCCGATGGCGATCGCGCCGGTGCCGGGAGTGGCCTCAAGGCCATCCAACACGACGGACTTGCGATCCTCGCACTGAACAGTGCCGATGCTGAAGTCATCCAGTGAGGCAACTTCCATCGACCGGATGAAACCCTCGATCTTGTCGCCGGCAACCGCCAGAACAAAGTCCGAGTCCGTCGACAGCTTCACGGCCTTGCCGACTTCGGCATCCGTATAGCGGTTGGCCGACCCTGCGGTACCCAGGCGGGCGGTAAATGCGCCACCTTCGGTAACCAATTCGGTGAATTTGAACTTAGCCATGTGTAGGTCTCCTTATTTGGTGGCTTGTTTGACCGCGGCAAGTTTTGCAGCCTGCAGCGGGTCTGCCACGACCGACTCGCCCTCGGATTCATCTTTGGCCGCGCTGAGTGCAACACCACCGACCTTGAACTTCGCCGTGAACAGAGCCTTGAGGCGATTGGCCTCGGCGAGCACCTGCACATCGGTCAGCGCGGACAGGTCAGCGGCGGAGCCGCCCAATGCCACCTGCATATTGCTGATTGAGGCGCGGACCATGTCGGTCAGCGCGGTATGGGTTGCGTCGATGCCTTCGAACTTGGCCTTCGCGTCGCGGAGATCCACCGCCGCTGCGAGCAGGGCAGCGTCTTTTTCCTTGAGCTGGGCGTTCAGGAACGCGACCAGATCGCTCTCGGTCCTGCCGGCGGTCTTGGCCGCTTCGGCGGCAACACGAGCCGCCTCCAACGTCTCGGCTTCGGCGCGGGCAGCGGCGAACACCGCGGCTTCGGCGGTTACTTTGTCGTCAGCGACTTTCTTGGCTTCGGCAGCCGCGGCAAGGGCCGCAGCGTCCACGCCTGCGTCGGCACTCGCGGCGGGAGCACCCGACGCTAGGGCGGCGATATCTTGCTCGCTCAAAATGTTCTGCTTGTTAGCCATGAAGTTGCTCCTAGTTATGTGGGAATTGTGACTTGCTTTAATGACGTTAGCAAGTGTTGTTATGCTTACGGCATATTTTCCCAGGTTCGGTTGCCCTTGGCTTGGTTCTCTTTTGCCGGGATCACGCGAAGGTTGAACTCATTGTGCAGCCCACAAACCAGCTTCGACCTCAGCGGCACGCGGTGGTCAACATGCCACTTAAAGCCAGTCGCCGCGGTGCGCAGAGCCGCTAGGCGGTATGCTTCCTCAATGAAGAACTCGTTGCCCCAGGAGACAGTGGCTTGGAGTTTTCTGGCCAGGTACGCGGAAGTCTTGGCTGCAGCCTTCCCCGGGTTCGCGAGGCGCCAGGCCCTGTCCCACCGTAGAAAGTAACCTTTATTTTTCTGCCTTGACCGCTTGCGGGAAGCGGCGGCCTCAACGGGATGCAACAGGCTCCACGCATCCCGGTGTTCTCTTCTCTTGCTGGGGTTAGCCAAGTGCCAGGCTTTGCTTCGCTTGTCCGACCTTTCTTTAACCGCCCCTGTATACTGCGTACGGCGTGTCTCGTTGTTGCAGGGTTTGCAGACAAGCCTCCGTCTAGACCCGCCCTTGCGCTGAAGCGCAAACTCAGCCAGCGCCGCAACCTCTCCACACTTGGTACAGGTTTTTGTTTCCATTCACCCATTATGCCCACGGCATAATGTGGGTGCGAGTGTCGCCTACGGACGGACCTTCTGCAGCCCGCCAACCACGGCCGCCAAGGTGGTGATACCGTCAACAAGTCCGGCGTCGAGCGCCGCCTGCCCGAAAAACTCCCTTCCCTGTGACATCTTGTCGGCTTCGGCAAACGACACCCCGCGATGCGCGGCGACGCTCTCAACGAAGACCTTGTAAACAGCATCGAGCTGCGCCTGAATCTGCGCCTTCGCGGCTTCGGTGAGCGGCTCCATCGGATTGGCAAGGGCCTTGTACTTGCCCGCGCGCAGCACCGTAGCCGTAACGCCATCAGCGGCCATCTGCTTTGAATACTCGATGTGCGCGGAGATCACGCCGATCGAGCCGACCAGGGACATCTGACCTGAGTACACCTTGCGCGCGGCGCTGCCCAGCCAGTAGGCGGCCGAGGCCATAATATCGCCGGCAAAGGTGGTAACGGGCTTCACCTTGGCGTTGATGGTCGAAATCAACTGGGCGGTGTCATAGACGCCGGAA